CAGGCGCTCGCCGAGAAGGCAGGGGTGACGATCTGATGGCCGGCGAAACGCTCCTGACCGTGGTCGGATCGCTCGTCACCACGTCCTACCCGGGGCGGGCGGGTCTCGCCGTGTACGCGGGCTGCGGCCGTCCGGCCGCGCTGCCTGTCGTTGACAGTGGTTTGTCAACGACAGACGCGGGCGCCTCGGACGTCGCAGGTTCTACGCCCGTGCCGAGTGATATGTGCTCGGACCCGCAGCAGCCCCCGGCAAGTTCGCCGGATGTGACCAACGTCACAGCGTCGCCGGTCGACCTGCCGCACGCGACCGACCCGGACACGGGCCGCATCGTCATCGAGCAGCCGACCGAGGGCAAGCCCAAGCGCGGCCGTCCGGCCAAGTACGCCGTGGACGGGCTGACGGTCGACAAGCGCGAGGGTCCGCAGAAATGGTGCGTGATTCACGTGGCCTCGGGGCTGGCCGTGCTCACGCTGCTGGCCAGCAAGGTCAAGGCACAACAGGCCATGGTCCGCCTCGGCCTGGCCCGAGGAATCGCGTGGACGGCGGCCGAGGTCGACCGGTTGCATTTCCCATTCATCCAGAACGAGCAATTGCGCGTCATCGGTTCGGACATGTATTCGGAGGAATTGTTCAATGACTACACCCGGGTATCCGATAGTGCAGCCGGACCCGAACACGCGGCTGTCTCAGTTCTGGTCCAACGTCGACGCGACCGGAGGGCCTGACGTCTGTCACCTATGGACGGGCTACGTCAATGAGGACGGCTACGGGATGTTCTTCTGGGACGGCCGCATGGTAGGCGCCCACGAACTGGCAGTGACCTTCACAACGGGCGAGATTCGTTTGCCCGAGCTGGACACCTGTCACTCGCAGAACTGCGTCACGAGGCTGTGCTGCAATCCGGCACACCTCCGATTTGATACCCGTCAGAGCAACGTCGACGACGCCGTGGCCATGGGGCGCAACCACCGATTCCCTAGGCGTCTTGACGACGCCACCGTCTGCCTCATCAGGCGCCGCCGTGAAGCTGGCGCCAATCAGGATGATCTTGCCGTCCATTACGACATCTCGGCGTCCTACGTAAGTCAAATCGTAAACGGGCTGGCCCGCCTCGAAGCGGGAGGACCAATCGCCGATGGGCGCAAGTACACGAGAAGGGCAGGATAGGAAATGGCAGGAGAGACCATTGTGACGGTCGTCGGCAATTTGGTCCAAGACGCCGAGCTGCGGTTCACTCCGTCTGGTGCCGCGGTGGCCAATTTCGTGGTGGCCTCCACGCCGCGGACCTTCGACCGGCAGTCCGGCGAGTGGCGGGACGGCGACGCGCTGTTCATGCGGTGCAACGTGTGGCGGCAGCAGGCCGAGAACGTGGCTGAGTCCCTCACCAAGGGCACCCGCGTGATGGTCACTGGGCGGCTGCGGCAGCGCTCCTTCGAGACCCGTGAGGGCGAGAAGCGCACCGTGGTCGAGCTGGAGGTCGACGAGGTCGGCCCGTCACTGCGGTACGCCACCGCGAAGGTGGCCCGCGTCGCGCGCAGCACCGGCAACGGCGGCGGGTCGAGCAGCGGCCGGTCCGGTGGGCCGGTCGACGACCCGTGGGGTGCCGCCCCGCCCGCCGGCAGCAGCGCTGCCTACGACGACGAGCCGCCGTTCTGATGGCCAACGAGAGGAGTCGTCATGCCCTCGCTTCACGTGGCATTGACCTTTACCGACCGACAGACCGGCGAGCAGACCTCGGTCGGCAACTGGCTGATCGCCGGGCCGGAAGCCTCCCCGCACGACCCGGAGACGCTGGCGATGGTCGCGGAGATGGTGCACGACGAACTGATCGACACCGAGGACGCGGCCACCGCGCAGCACTGCCAGCACCTCTGACCGCGCCGATGAAGGCCGGGGGACTGCTGTGAGCGCGCGCGTCATCTACCGGTACCGGCTGGCCATCACTGACTTCCCGGAGGTGGTGATGCCGGCCGGGGCGAAGGTGCTGTCGGTTGGTCCGCCCCGCGACGGGCAGGACTTCCCGCTCGACCTGTGGGCGCTGGTCGACCCGGCCGCACCGCTCGCGCCGCGCCCGTTCCGGGTGGTGGGCACCGGCAACCCGATGCCGCCGGACTGCGGCCGGTTCGTCGGCACCGTGCCCGTCTACGACGGCCGGCTGATCTTCCACGTCTTCGAGGGCCGGCCCGCTAGCCGACCCGCCTGACCCGCCCCGAAGGAAAGGAGGCCGCCATGCCCCCCGCTCCCCGCGACCGCGTGCCGGCCGGACAGGGCGGCCGCTGATGGGCCGCACGGCGATCGCCGACTACCGGGAGTTCGTGCGCGGCGCGGACACCTGCGAGAACCTGCAGACCCTCTGCCTGCCGTGTAATCGCGGGAAGGGGGCGCAAGTCTGATGCGGATCCGGACGATCAAACCGGAATTCTGGCGGTCCGACGACATTGCGGTGTTGCCGCGGGAATTGCGCCTGCTGTTTATCGGGCTGTGGTCGTACGTCGACGACAACGGCGTCGGACTGGACGACTACCGGCAGATTGCGGCGGACCTGTTCGCCCTGGAGGAGGACCCGAAGGAGGCTCGCGACTGGGTTCGCGAAGGTCTCGCGACACTCTCGCGAGCCTTGCTGGTGGCCCGTTATGAAGTTGGCGGGCGCTCGCTGCTGTTCATCCCGACCTGGGACCGCCACCAGAAGATCGACCGGCCGAGCAAGGAGCGCTACCCACGGCCGCCGGATGACTGGATCCCTCCTACCAGCGGAGATGACGGGCCCGGGCGTCATCTCGCGACAGTCTCGCGACAGTCTCGCGAGGAACTCGCGCCTGGAACAGGGGAACAGGGGAACAGGGGAACAGGGGAAACTTCGTCGGCCGCCGCTGTCCCGGCGCCCAAGCGTGATCCCGAGCCGCGCTTCGATGAGTTCTGGAAGGCGTACCCGCGGAAGGTCCAGAAGGACGACGCCCGCAAGGCGTACCGGGAAGCGGTCCGCAAACGCATCGACGTGGAGAAGATCATTTCCGGCGCGATCACGTACGCGCAGCAGGTCAGAGGGAAGGACCCCAAGTACGTGAAATATCCGGCCGGGTGGATTCGTGCTGCCGGGTACGACGACGAGGTGATTCCGCTGGCCCGCGCCTCCGGCGGCTGGCAGCCGTACCGGGACCCGGACGAATCCGAGTACTTCGAGCCCATGTTCCCTGATCTTGAACGGACGGAGTCGCCATGACCGCCGAGATCCACCACCTGCCCGATCCCGGTCCTGGCGACGCGGAGCGGGAGCACTGGCGTCGGCAAGCTGTCGCCGCGAATGCGTCGTACCTGCGGGCCATCCCGGGCCGCTACGCCGACGCGGCGTGCGACCACCCGACGGTCGCCGCCTGGGTTGCTGAGCTGGTGGCCACCGCGGAGGCCCGACCGAATCCGTGGGTGGAGCCGGTGATCCGGTCGGGCCCGTCGCTGCTGCTCGCCGGGGTCGTCGGGGTCGGGAAGACGCACCAGGCGTGCGGGGCGCTGCGGGCACTGCTCACGTCGGGGGTCCGCTGCCGGGGGGTGTTGGTGACCGCCGCGGACCTGTACGCCGAGATGCGTCCCCGCCACGGTGTGGACTCCGAGGCGGTGTTCCGGGAGTACGCCGACGCCGGGGTGCTGGCGCTGGACGACCTGGGCGCCGCGAAGGGCTCGGAGTGGACGGAGGAGATCAACTATCGGTTGATCAACCACCGGTACCAGCGGAACCTGCCGACGCTGGTCACGACGAACCGGAAGCCGTCGGAGCTTCGGGACGTGTTCGGCGCCCGGGTCATGTCCCGGCTGGCGGAGATGTCCCGCACCGTCGTCCTGACCGGCGGGGACCGCCGCACCCGTGGTGCCCGGTGAGCGCCGACCGGATGCCGCCGTGGGACGAGGCCGCCGAACTGGCCGCGTTGGGTGCGGTGCTGCTGGCCCCGCACGCGCTGGCCGAGGTGTGCGCGATCGCCGACCCGGCGGACTTCTACCGGCCCGCGCACGAGCAGATCCTGCGCGCCGCCATCGAGATCGCCGCCGCCGGCGCCGCGCCGGACGCGATCAGCGTGGGCCGGCTGCTGCACGAACGCGGCCAACTGGAGCGGCTGGGCGGCGCCCCGTTCCTGCACACGCTGATCGCGTCGGTGCCGACCGCGGCCAACGCCGCGTTCTACGCCGAGACCGTGGCGGCGAAGGCGGTGCTGCGACGTACCGAGCGGGCCGGCGTGCGGCTGCAGCAGTTGGCGCACGACCCGGCCGCCGACCCGGACCAGGTCGCGGCGACAGCCCGGGCCGAACTGGAGTTGCTGGCCGACCGTGCCCGTGTCGGGCGGTGCGGGCCGACGCCGGCGGATGTGCTGGCCGACGAGGCGGTGGAGCGGTACGGCGACCCGAACATCGCCCCCCGGCTGTCGACCGGCTGGCCCGACCTCGACGACGTCCTCGGCGGCGGCCTGGTGCCCGGCTCGGTCACCGTCCTCGCGGCCCGCCCCAACGTCGGCAAGTCGGTCACCGGCCTGGGGATGGCGATCAACGCGGCGAGCGCCGGGCACGGGGTGATGGCCGTGACCCTGGAGATGTCCGCGGCGGAACTGACCGACCGGCTGATCGCCTCCCTCGGGTCGGTCACCCTGGACACGTTGGCGGCCCGCCAGTTCGACGACGACCAGTGGGCTCGGGTCGTGGCCGGATACGACCGGTTGCGGGAGTTGCCGCTGTGGATCGTCGACGACCCGGGTCTGACCGTCGCGGCGATCGGCTCGGCCGCCCGCGACTGCGCCCGCCGGCCGGGCGGGCTAGGCCTCATCGTGATCGACTATCTGCAACTGGTCACCCCCGCCGAGCGGGTTCCCCGCCAGGAACAGGTCGCCGGCATGTCCCGCGCCGTGAAGCTGCTGGCGAAGGAAACCGGGGTGCCGACCCTGCTGCTGGCTCAGCTCAACCGCGGCCCCGAGCAGCGCTCGGACCGGCGACCCACCCCCGCTGACATCCGCGAATCCGGTGCTGTGGAGCAGGACGCCGACGTGGTGCTGCTACTGCACGACGACCCGGAGGCGCCCGGCGAGATCGAGGTGATCGTCGCGAAGAACCGGCACGGCCGGAAAGGGTCCGCTCACCTGGCGTTCGCCGGTCACTACGCCCGCCTGTCCAGCCTGGCCCGGTTCACCGGGCACGACGCGACTTCGGGGGTGGCGGCGTGAACCCGCGGCCGAAGGTCCGGGACTTCGACCTGACCGCCGAGTTCGGCTCGACCGCCGCCGCCGAGCAGGCGAAGGTGCGGGCCCGCCGCCACCTGTACTGGCGGGTCCGCGCCGGGAAGCTCACCCCTGCCGCCGCGGTCGAGCTGTACGACATGCTCGGCCTGGCGCCCGACCCGACCGGGCACGGTGCCCGGTGAGCGCGGTCGAGCGGACCTGGCCGACCGACCAGACCGCCGCGGGCGTGGAGTTCCTGCTCGTCGACGGCCGGGCCGCCCGGCTGCTCGCCCAGCACCGTCCCCGCCCGGACGGCTACTGCGCCGCCCACGAGGTCACCCCGACACGCTGGCCGTGCACGGCCGCCCGGCTGGCAGGGATGGCCGTCGAGGTGCTGGCGCGGCGCCTCAACGCCCCCACCGTCCCGCTGCGCGCGGTACGCCCGGCGGGCCCCGACACCACCGGCGCGGCATGAGGTGCGCCGGTGAGCACATGGGACCTGCAACCGGGCTGCGAGCACCCCATCCCGACGAGGAGGCCACCGATGGCTAAGGCGGCCCGCACAGGCAACCTGACCCCCGAGCAGATCGTGGCCCGCGCGGAAGCGTTGGGCGCACGCGTCGAGCTGCGCGGCCTCGCATGGCGGGTGTTCCCGCCCGACCCGGACCAGCCGGCGGTGACGGTGCCGCGGCGGGTGTCCTACGGCCGGTCCCACCTGAACACGGTGACCGCGCTGCGCCGGGTCGGCCTCGACGTGACCGCCCCACCGCCAGACCAGCGACCCGACCAACGGAAGGACCAGCCCACCATGCCCACCCCCACCCCGGCCACGCTCGCCGCACGCCGCACCAACGGCGCCGTACACCCGTCCCCGACCGCGCTCGACGATGTCCGCCAGCAGTTGCAGACGGTGCTGGAGATGCTCGCGGAGGCCGACACCCGCGACACCGCCCGACAGGCCGCCCTCGACGAACTACGCACCGAGCTGGCCACCGTCCAGGGCGACTGCAACCGGCTCCGCGCCGACCTGAACCGCACCCGAACCGACCTGGCCCGGCTCGGTCGGGAGATGACCGCAGGCGGCGTCCGCGCCGACCCGAACGCCGCCCTGGATGCGGCCATCCATGAGTTCATGGCGTCGACGCCGGTGAAGCTGACCGCCAACGTGATCGCCGCGAACATCGGGATGGAGGTGTCGGGGAACCAGGTGGGAAAGCGCCTGCAGGCGCTCACTGCTGCGGGTCGTGTGGTGCATGTCGACGGGCCGGGCTCGGCGAAGGTGTACCGGCTCCCCGAGGAGCCGCGGCCGTGAGCTGGGACGTGCCGGCCCTGCTCGCGACGTTGGTGTCGCTCACCGCCGTGAACGTTGCCGTGGCGATGTGGCTTCGTCGCAGCCTGCGCGAGCAGGCCGCGAACGACCTGGAACTGGCCGGCCTGCTGCGACCCGTCATGCAGGATCTCGCCGCCCGGGACCCCCAACTCGCCGAGCCCATCGAGCTGGCGCTGACCCAGCTGGACGACATGGAACGTGCCGCGACCGCGGCCTTGCGGTGGACGAGGGCGCGACCGCACGGCTCCCGCCGCCGGCGACGGTGACCCAGCTACTCGTCAACCACACGACGCAACGACCGAACTATCCACTCCCTGGAGGAACGATGTCCATCACCCTGACGAAGGACCCGTACGGCGCCCCCGCCGTGGACCTCACCAAGCTGCGCGAGCAGCACCCCGACCTGGTCAAGCGCGCCGAGAAGGCCGGGATCAGCCTGTCCAAGCGCGGCCTCGACGGCATCCGCGCGCAGGCCGTGCTGGCGTGAGCACCGTGGACAGCAGTGCCGGCGCCGCGCCGCCGGAGTCCGCCGCCGTGGCCATGCTGCCGCTGCTGGTGCGGTGGCTACGGGAGGTGGCCGCCCCGGCAGCCCGCGTCGGCCACGACGGGGCCGGCGCCGACGGCCTGCTCGCACAGGCGGACCTCCTGGCCGCCCTACTGGACGAGCACGCCCGACTCCGCCAGCAGCGGGTGGCACCTACCCGAGTGTCCGATCCAGTCGTGCGGGTGCCTGACCCTCACAGCGACCCCACCGACCTGGCCGCCGCTGTGGCATGGCTGCACCACCGCACCGACCCGATGGTGTGCAACATCGGCACGGCCACCCAGCAGCGACTCGGGACTGTCCTGGCCGAGTACGAACGGCGAGGCTCCGAGCTGGCCGAGGCGCGGGAAGAAGCCGACGAGGCCCGCAGAGTGATCCGCCAGCTCCGTCGTCGCGCAGAACAGAACACGGCGACGCTCGTCACCCTCACCGCACGGACCGTCAAGGACGCCGAGCAACTGCGGGCGGCGCTCGACGTGGCCGATCTGAGCGACCCGGACCTGGACGCTCAGATCGACATCGAGTACCTGATCGATGAAGCCCGCAGCATCTGCGGCGACCGCGACCGGCTCCGCCAGCAGCGCGCCGCCGCCCTTGCCCTGCACGTCGAGGAGCACGGCGTGTGCGGGGCCTGCCTCCAGGCCGACGAAGAGCCCGCCCCGTGGCCCTGCCCAACCGCGCGAGCCCTGGGGGTGGACTCATGACCGACCGGATCGAGATCGAGCTCATCGCAGCGATCGGGGGCCCGTCCGGCTTGGGGGCTCCTGGCGCTCACGTCGAGATTGCACGGCTGCGCTCCGAGACTGACCGGCTCCGGGCCGCTGTCTGTGAGCTGCTCGCCGAGCGCGACCAGCTCCGCAGTCAGTTGGCCGAGATCCGGGAGCAGGCGACCCAAGCTAGCGAGCCGGTGATGACCGAAGTCGCGCGCGGGCTGGTTCGACGCATCGCCCGGGAGCGCCAGGAGCAGCGCCGGGCATCCGCGCGAGCTCGGGAGGTTGCGTTTAACTCCGCGCAGATGCTGAAGGCGGTCGCCAGTGCATGCGGCGTCCGGATGGCGAACTACCTGAGGACCTCCGGGCCGCGCCGCGAGGACCTCGACAAGGTTCGTGCGGCGGCTCTCCGTCTCCGTGCCGATCAGATCGAGGCGTTGGCCGAGCGCGACCGTCTCCGCGTCGAGGTCGGGCGGCTGCGCGCCCGGCGTCAGGCCGTGCTCGCCCTGTGCCGTGACGCGATGAAGCTACCGACCCTCGACGACCCCCGCCCGGCGTCCGACTTCGTCAGCCCGCGCGCCGTCCTCGCAGCCCTGGGAGAGACCCCGTGAGCGGCGTTCGTGTGCGGTGCCCGATGGGCGACTGGGCGCAGGCCGCGGACGATCGCGAGACGGCGATCCTCCTGCTAGTACGCCACAGCATGGAGGCGCACAGCGTCGGTCCGGCCCGGCCCGACACGCAGCTCGCGATCGCGCGCACGGACGCCAAGCTGGCCGCGCTCGGTGTGAAGTACGTGCCGCCCGACGGCCGCTACGTCCCGGCTGCCGGTGAGTGTCGAGCCCTGGAGAGGACCGAATGAGCGACTCCCGCATCTGGCGCTACAGCCTGCCGATCACCGACGAGGTGGACGTGCTCATGCCAGAGGGCGCCCAGGCGCGGCACCTCTCGCAGTATGCGCGGGCCGCGATGGCCGGTGAGATCGAGCAGGCCATTGCCGCCGACCAGGCCGGGATGGACATGGACATCCAGGCGTGGCAGCGCACCGCGTCAGCCCTGCGGGGCGTGTGCGGGGCGGCGTGGCCGGTGTGCGAGGAGCGGATGGGAACCATCCCGCCCGCCGACCCGGACCGGTGGTGTCCCCGCTGCGGCTGGACCCGGCACATCCACCCCGGACAGACGCCGTGACCGCCCCACAGCCCACCCCGAGCGCCGGGGACGGATGGGCGCTGCACCTGTTCGTGCCCGGCCGCCCAGCCGCCCAAGGGTCGAAACGCCACGTCGGCCGCGGCGTCCTCGTCGAACAGTCCAAGGCCGTCGCACCATGGCGCACCACCGTGGCCTGGCACGCCGCCCAGGCGTACCGGCACCCGCCGCTCACCGGCGCGGTGCGGGTCGTGCTCGACTTCGTGATGCCCCGACCCGCCGCCACCCCGAAACGCCGCCCCACCCCGGCCGCGACGAAACGCCCCGACATCGACAAACTCCAGCGCGCCGCCCTCGACGCCCTCACCGCCGTGGTGTGGCTCGACGACTCCCAGGTGGTCGAGATCACCGCATGCAAGCGCATCGCCGAGGCGGGGGAGCCGCCGGGCCTGCTCGTCCGGGTCGCCGAAACGGGGGCGATCGCGCCCGCCCCCGCCGCGCTTCCCGAGCAGTGATCGTCTAACGTCTCGCGAGACGCGTAACACGCGACTCCTAGCAGTCGACACACCCAGCAGTGGCCAGCCCGCGACCCCAGCCGTGAGGTGCCCCCATCGTTGCCACACCCCACCACCCCCGGGGAACACCCGGCCGGCACCGACGCCGGCGGCACCTGCCCGCAGGAACGGTTCGCAACCCTCGCCGACGCCCAACAGGAACTCCTGCACCGGCGCACCCGCGCCACACTCGCCGGCAACCCCCCCACCGTCCACCGCGCCGCCTACCCCTGCCGGCGCTGCAACGGAGCCCACATCACCCGGCAGGCGACACCATGACCGCCGCCCGCAACCTCCTCATCGCCGCCGTCACCGCCATCGCCGTCGTGCTCACCAGCCCCGTCCCCGGCCCCGACACCCTCAACGGCGTCGTCCACCCCACCACCGTCGGAGGGCAGCGCAGGTGAGGCGCAGCGCGGCCCGCGACGGGACACCCATCGACCAGCCCGGCAAGAGCTGACCCATGGATAACGACCAGCCCCGCCGCACCTGCAAGGCGAACCGATCGGACGGACGGCCGTGCAAGAAGCCGCCGGTCCGGGGTGCGCTGGTGTGCGCCACCCACGGCGGAGCCGCCCCGCAGGTGCGCGCCGCGGCAGCGAAGCGTGAATCGGAGGCGGAGATCCGCCGCGCGTTGGCCCGCCTGGATGTGGCGGTCGTTGAGGACCCGCTGACCGAACTGGGGCGGCTGGCGGGGCAGGTGGTGGCGTGGAAGGACGCGCTCGCCGAGCGGGTCAACGAACTCACGTCGATCCGATATGCGGCGTCGGGCGCGGGCACCGAGCAGCTGCGGTCGGAGGTGGCGCTGTTCGAGCGCGCGATGGATCGCTGCGCCGCCGTCCTCGGCTTGATCGCGAAGCTGGACATCGACCAACGACTCGCCCGCATCACCGAGCAGCAGGCCGATGTGGTGGTGCGGGCGGTGGACGCGGCGATCGCCGCGGCCGGGGTGACAGGCCCGGCCGCGGTGGACGCCCGCCGGGTCGCCGCCGCACAACTGAGGGCGGCGAGTTGACGGCGACGGTGATGGACCGGGCCGCCGACAGGCTCGACGGCTTCGCCGACACGGCCGGCCAGGCCCGGGCGGCGTCGTTGACGACACACGCCGGTCCGCTGGATCTGGCGTGCGCGTTGAACCCGCGCCTGGTGCGCACCCCGGCGCTGGAGTTGCTGTCCGCGGAACTGGAGCGGGCGGTCGCCCATCCGGGGGTGCGACTGGTTGTGTCGTTCAGCCCCCAGGAGGGCAAGTCGAGCCTGGCCAGGGCGGCTGTGCTCCGGAAGTTGCAGCACGCCCCCGACCACCGGGTGCTGCTCGCGTCGTACGGGGAAGACCTGGCCAGGGCGTCATCGTTGGCGATTCGACAGCTCATCGAGGGCCATGGCACCGACGCCGTGGACGAGGTGACGGGTTTGCCGACCGTGGACCGGCTCGGCCTGGCGATCGCCCCAGACCAGGGGGCGGCTGGCGGCTGGCGGCTCCGCGGCCACGAGGGCGGGGTGATCGCCCGCGGCATCCGCTCCGGCGCCACCGGCCGGCCGGTGGATTTCCTCGTCGTGGACGACCCGATCAAGGATCAGCAGGACGCCGACTCGGAGACGATCCGTAAGCGGCTGCACGACTGGTGGACATCGGTGTCGGAGACTCGGCTGCCGCCGTGGGCGTCGGTCGTGGTGATCGCCACGAGGTGGCATGAGCTGGACCTTTCCGGCTGGCTGCTGACCCACGACGAACTGGGCGAGTGGCGGTCCATCAACATTCCTGCGTTGTCGGACGGGAAGACCCCGGACGCACTGGGACGCCCGCCCGGCGTGTGGATGGTGTCGGCGCGGGGCCGCACCCCGCAGCACTGGGCGGCGATCCGGAAACGTGTCGGTGAGCGCACCTTCGCCGCCCTCTACCAGGGCCGTCCGGCGCCGGTCGAGGGCGGGATCTTCAAGCGGGAATGGTTCGACACGTGGCGCGTTGACCAGGCCCCGCCCGGCTGCCTCCCGCCGGTGGTGGTGGTCGACCCGGCCGACAACGAAGGCGACGGCGACGAGGCCGGCATCCTGCTGGCCTGCCAACACCCCGCCACCCGCCGCGTGATCGTCCTCGACGACCTGTCCGCGGCCATGAGCGTGGCCCGCTGGGCGCGGGTCGCGCTGCTGACGTGTGTGCGCCGCGACGCGCCCACTCTCGCCTACGAGCAGTCCTTGTCCCAGGTACCCAAGCGCGTCCGCGCCGCGTGGGAAGACCTGTACCGGCAGGCCACAGCGCTGCGTGAGCACGCCAATGACCACGCGGCAGCCTGCACCGCGCTCGCACGCCCCGGCGACCCACCCGAAGCCGCCGACATGGTTGCCGGCGAGGTCGCCGAACTCGACACGGACGACGTCGCGGCCATCCTGCGGATCGGACAGGTCGGCCCGCAGCTACGCAAGATCACCGCCCGCGGCAACAAGCAGGCCCGGATGGTGTGGGCTGCGCCCCGGTTCGAAACCGGGCGGGCGATCCTCGCCGGCCGTTTCCCGAAACTGGAGCATCAGGCGGCCACCTGGTCGCCAGGGCAGGACTCCCCGGACCGGGTCGACGCGCTCGTCCACGCATCCGCTCTGGTCGACGGGCAGCTCGGCGAGGTCGTCACCTCCCCCCCGGCCGCCGGCCGAATCCCCACCACCTCGGTGAGCCTGCGCAACCGCGCCGGCAGCCGGATCAACAGGAGCACGAGGCGCTGAACGATGCACGCATCCCCCGCTCCACCGACCGGCGCCGCGGCGACCTGCCCGGCCCGCCGGCAGGGCTGGCCCGCCAGGTTCGGCGGATCACGGTGACCGTCGACCAGCTCGGCGACGGGCGCTGGCTGCTGCAGCAGCCGAAGGTCCCGGGCTGGGCCACCGCCGCCCGCCACCCCGGGGAACTGGTGGCCGCGTTGCGGGCGGCGTTCACCGAAGCCCAGGTGGCGGCCTACAGCGATTGGCGGGAGCACGTCTACGACGGTGCGGTCCCCGGGTACCGCCGGCACCGCCCGGCCAGCCGAAGCCGGCGCCGCTGCGACGTGTACGCGCCCGACCAGTGGAAGCTGCTCGACGACGGCCGCTGGATGTCCCCGCGTGGCCACCGCTACCCGGAGGACCGGCAGGTGGTGCAGCGGGTGATGCGCGCCCGCGAGTCCCTGGGTCTGGCGCCCCGCCCCGACCCGGTCCACCCCCAGCGGGCGGAGGACCCGCAGTGATCGGGTCGGTGGTGTGCCGCTGGTTCCCCGCCGCGCTGCGCCGCACCGGCACCGCCACGTTGCGGCGGGTGTACCTGCTCGGCATCGTCGGCGGACCCAACCCGGGCTTGCACGTGTTCACCCGACCCGCGGAGGTGGGCGACGAACTGGTGCCGGTCGACTGGGCGCAGGTGCCGGCGATGCCGGAGCCCCGCCACCTGCGCAACGGCGTGGACCTGCCGCTGTCCGGCGGTGGGACGGCGACGGTCACGTTGGGGCAGGGCTGCCGGTGCGGCCCCCTCGGGCATTGGGCAGGCCCGTCGTGGGCGCACCAGGTGACGGTCGGCGGTGCCCGGTGAGGCCGATCCGCCCCGACGTGGGGCCGGCCCGGGCACGGCTGGCTGTGGTGTTGCGGCTGGCCGGGTGGTGGTTGGCGGTCGCCGCGGACCGGGTCGACCGGACCGGGCTGGCCGCGGCGATGGCCGCGCACCCCTCCAACTGGCGCCGCACCAGGAAGGGCGACACGCCGTGAGTCAGGGTATCGAGCTGCGAAAACTCGGCACTTCCGACCCGATCGACACCCCGCGTCCGGGCGTGTCGCAGATCGGGTGCGTGTTCTGCGACATCATCGCCGGCACCGCCCCCGCGAACATGCTCGCGGCGACCCCGCACAGCGTGCTCATCCGGCCGCTGAGTCCCGTCGTTGACGGCCACGTCCTGGTGATCCCGCGGGCCCACGTCATGGACGCCGGCCACCATCCCGCGGTCGCAGCAGCCACCATGCACGACGCAGCCGCCTACGCGGCACACCCCTCGGCGCGTTCAACATCATCACCTCTGCGGGCAAGGCGGCCACGCAGTCGGTCTGGCACCTACACCTGCACGTGGTGCCCCGCACGGTCGACGACGGCCTGATGGCGCCGTGGGGCACCCTGCACGGCGAGGACCCGAAGGCGCCGCACCACTGCGTAGGCATGCGCGACCTCGAACGGCGACTCGGGGAGGTGCGCGCATGGTGACCCGCCGCCCGGCTGCCGCCACCCGCACCGTCGACCTGCTCGTCGACACGCTGGCCACCTACCGGATCGTCCGGCTCGTCCAGGACGACACCGTGTGGCCGGTCCACGACCTGCGCGAGGCCATCCTGGACCGGCACGGCGACCACCGCGCCACCGAGATCCTCACCTGCCGGCACTGCCTGGCCGTGTGGGTGGCCGGCGCGGTGACCGCCGCCAGGCTGACCGCGCCCCGCCGCTGGCGCCGGGTCGGGTGGGCGCTGGCGCTGGCCGGGGCGATCTCCGCGTACACCGACTGGCAGGACCGGGCCCGGTGAACGCCCGCACCCGCCTCGACCTGTTCCGGGACCGGCTCGTGGTGCACGCCATCGACCTGTGGCTCACCTTGGCCACCCCGCGAACCCGAGCCCGGATCACGCTGGGCGTGCGGCAGGTGTACGGCTGGCCGTGCCCGCCGTGGCTGTACGAGCAGGCCGAACTGCCGGTGCCACCGGACCGGGCGCCGTGAGCGACGACGACTGGCCGTTCGACTGGTCGAGGCCAACCCGCGCGCTCGGCAGCACCGGGTCCCGGTACGAGCGGTACCGCGGTGTGCACGGCTCGCGTCCACCCGCGCTGCCGCCGGTGGTCATCACCGACGCCGACGCGCAGGCCATCTGGGACGCGGTCGCGGCCATGCACGGATCGTGCGCCGCGGCGCTGGCGCAGATTGGCGCCGAACTCGCGCCCACAGTCAAGGCGCTAGCCGCGCTGGCGGCGGCCCTCGCCGACCCGACGCACCGGAGGTGCCCAGTGGCTGATGCCGCCGCCAGGATCGCCGTCAATTCCGACGGCACCCTCGACGTGACCGCCGACCCGATCCCGGGTGCGGTGTGGACGCTGCGGGAGCTGCGCAGCCCCGACGGGGTCACCGGAGCCGTCGGGCTGGCCGAGCCGGCGTCCCGGCGGGGTCCGTTCCGGGAGCGGTCGCTGCCGCTCACCTACTGGTGGACGTACACCCTGCGCGGCGCGAAGGGCGCGGAGGCGACGGTGACGTGGGCGGACATCCAGGCCGCCGCCGGAACCCCGACGCCGGCCCCGGAGCCCGGCAACCCGGCGCCGGCCCGCACCCCGTACGGCCTGTTGGGTGGCGACTGGTACCTGACCCTGCCCACCGGGAAGCCGGGCAGCCCGGACACTGTGCGTCAGCCGGCGCTCGCTGGCTACAGCTCCGACTGGTTCCGGCTCACCGACACCGGCGACGGGGTGGTGTTCACCGCCCGCTGCGACGGGGTCACCACGAAGAACAGCAAGTACCCGCGCTCGGAACTGCGGCAGATGACCGGCGACCAGTTGGCCGGCTGGGACAACCTCGGCACCGGGCAGACCCTCACGGTCGAGCAGGCCATCACCGCCGTCCCGTCGGCGAAACCGGAGGTGGTGGCCGCGCAGATCCACGACGCCGACGACGACGTCTGCGAGGTGATGCTGTCGGGTCGGGCGCTGATCGTGTCCTACGACGACGGCGAGCGGGCGGTCACGCTCGACCCGAACTACGTATTGGGCACCCGGTACCGGCTGCAGATCGTCGCCGCGAACGGCCGGGTGCAGGTGTCCTACAACGGCGCACTGAAGGCGTCGCTGCCGCTGTCGGGGTCGGGCTGGTACTGGAAGGCGGGGGCGTACGTGCAGTCGAACCCGTCGAAGGGGGACGCGCCGACCGCGGTCGGGCAGGTGGTGGTGTACCGGCTGGCGGTCGAACGCTGACCCGTCGCAGGGTGCAGGTACATGCAGGTGCATGCAATCTAACCAGGCAAGTACGGGAAGTTCACTGCTAGGATAGGCCCCATGACCCCTGGGAATCGGGACCTGCAGTGAGACGCCTCGCGTGGTTCACCGTCGCCGCCGTCCTCGTCTACTTCGTCGTCACCCACCCCACCGAAGCCGCCGCCACCGCCCGCGCGCTCGGCTCCGCCCTCGCCGGGGCAGGCGACGCCGCCGCCGAGTTCCTCGCGAACCTGGCCGGCGGCAGCAAGGCGGTCGGCTGATGCCCACCACACCCCACCTGCCCGTCCCGTCCCTGACCCCGCAAACGCCGCGGTGCCCGCTCTGCGACAGCCACGTCACCCTCATCGGCAGCGCCGACGGGTGGCGCTGCGACCCGTGCCGCACCTCATGGCCGTCCGACCACTACGAGGCCGAAGGTCGCCTCGACCCCGACGTCGACCAGTGCCCCGCCGAGGTGACCCCGTACCCGGACTCGGCGATCGCCCACTACCGGTACCGCTGCGTCCGCCCCGTAGGTCACCCCACCGACTTGATGTGGTGCCACGTCGGGGCCCGCTGCGACGGCGGCACCGACTACGACGGCGAACCATACGAGTGGGACGACGACGACCTTCCCCCGCCCCTGCCAGCACGGGACGAGTCGTGACCGGCGCCGACCTGCCCCCGTCGTGCCGGGAGGACCGCATCGTCGCCGACTGGCTGACCGCCGTCCGCGCATACCGCAGCGGCGACAGCCTCACCCTCGCCGACGCGCTCGTCGGGCCGCCCATGGCCGACGAGGCGGTCGCCTACGCCCGCCTGTTCGCCCTGGTCGCCGTCGCCTCCCGGGCGTGCGGCCACGCGCAGCGCGCCAGCACCCCCCGAACCGACCCCGGCAAGTTCTACGGCACCGCAGTCCTCGGCCCTGACGGCAAGCGCGCCGACCCGAACGACAGCACCGAAGCCGCCAACGCGGTCGCCGCCGCCCGGCTGATGACGGCCGCCGCGAACGGCGACGAAGACATGGTCTTCGACCTGATCGCCGCGCACATGCCTCCCGACGCGGCGATCGAACGCGCCGGGGTCCTGCTCGACCTGATCACCCTGTACTGCGCACACACCGATCGGACGGCCAGATGGTGACCGACAACCCGACACCGGCCCCTCCAGCACGGTCCGCGCCGAAGTCGCGGTCCAACACAGACGTGCTGCGCCGTGCCGCTGAGGCACTGCTGGAGGTGCTGGACCGGCAGTCGGTGGTGGTCCGGGAAGCCGAGTGCGTGGCCCGCCTCCGAACCGCACTCGGCCAGCAGCGGTGAGCGCCACGCGGCACGTGCTCGTCGTGGGGCTGGGCCAGCCGACACGCGACTGACCCGCCCCCACCCGCCCGTCCCGCCACGGTCAACCCTCCGCACCACTGCGCAGGGGAGGACGACCGTTGCCGCTGTTCGGCCGCCCGGCGCCCATCCCCGCCGACCTGGCCAGCTACGTCCCCACCCCGCCGAAGCTGCGGGTGCTCCGCGCTGACGGTGCCCGCATCGACCTGTCGTCCCGCGACGCCGGTCAACTGCTGGTCGCCACCCGGCAGTCCTGGCAGGCCACAGCATGGAGCTACAGGGACCTGATCGGCGAGCTGCGGTACGCCATCCGGCTACTCGCCCGGCATGTCGCCCGCGCCCGCTTCTACGCAGCCGAGGTCCGCGCCTGGCCCGACGACCCCGCCGCCCTCGACAGTGACGAACACGGCGTCGACCGCCAGTTGGCCGCCGACGCCGTGTTCAACCTGTCCCTGCTGCCGCTGGCCACCAGCCCCGACGGGTTCATCGCCCGCCTCACCGAGAACCTCGCCGTCGCCGGTGAAGGATGGGTGCACATCGACCCGGACGACGTCGTCCACGTCCGCTCCACCTCCGAGATCCTCGCCTCCGCCGACGGCCGGGTCACCATCTCCGCACTCCCGCGGGCCACCTCCAACACCTCCCGGGTCCTCGACCCAACCCAAGAGGACCTGCTGCGCTGCTGGGTGCCACACCCAGAGTGGGGGCAGCTCGCCGACTCGGCGCTGCGCACCATGCTCGACACCTGCGAAGACGTTGTTCTGTCCGGTCGGGAGATGCGCGCTGCCGCCCGATCCCGGATCGCCGCCAACGGTGTTCTGCTGGTCCCGGCGGCCCTGTCGATGGCCCGCACCGCCGACACCGAGGACGCCGACGACCCGCTGGCGGACACGTTCATGGCCGACTTCACCGACGCGATGCTGGCCCCGATCCGCGACGACGGCGACCCGCAGGCTGTGGTGCCGATCGTGCTGCGCGGCGAAGCCGAAGACCTCGACAAGGTGCGGCACCTCACGTTGCAGCGCGCCGACACCGAGACGCTGATCGAACGCCAGTCGTCGGCGATCCTGCGTCTGCTGCGCGGCCTCGACATCCAACCCGAGCAGGTCGAGGGGCTGGGATCACTCAACCACTGGAGCGGTTGGCAGGTCGACGCGAGGGCCATCAAGGACCAAGTTCTGCCGTGGGCGGAAACCGTCGCCGCGTGCCTTGCCCAGGCCTTCCTGCGCCCGGCGCTGATCGCGCTGGGCCACGACCCGGCGGCGGTCGCCAAGGTGACGATCGCCGTCGACGTGTCTGACCTGGCGGAGAACCCGAACCGGGGCCAGGACGCCCGTGACGCCCACGCCGCCTTCGCGATCTCCGACGCGGCGCTGCGGACCGCGCTGGGATTCGACGACGACGACGCCCCCGACGAACAGGAGTGGCTACGCCGCGTCGCCGCGTCCGGCCGCTTCGACGTGTCGACCGCAGCCGCAGTGCTCGGGGTGCGACAGCAGCGGGTGGTAGACAGCCCACCCGACCCGGCGCTGCCACCCGCACCGCCCGGCGATACGTCAGACGACGACGCCCGCCCAGTTGCGAGGCCGGGGGAGACGTCCCCGGCGCAGCCGCTGCCCCGCTCCGGGGGCCAGCAGCCCGAGCGGGCCCCGATCGTCGCCGCCGCGACAGCCGGCACCGAATGGGAGTGGCGGGTTGTCGACGGCCGGGTGTTGGCCGACATCGACGCCGCCCTCACCGACCGGATCTGTATCGCCGCCGACGCCGCCGTGGCCCGCATCGTGGAGCGGGCCGGGGCCCGGGTCCGCAACGCCGCCCAGCGCGACCGGCCGCTCGCCGCGTCGCTGGCGAACATCCCCGCCGCCCATGTGGCGGCCCGCCTGGGCCGGGAGCAGACCGAGCAGTTCGTGCCCATCCGAGACCTGATTGCCGACACCCACATCCGCCTGCGCGGCCTGATCCGGCAGTGGCTGACCGCGGCGGCACGGCGAGCCGGAGACCAGCTCGGCAAGACGATCGGCGGCGCCCGCGGCGCCCGGCTACGGGCAGCGGTCACAGCCCGCCTCACCGCCCGCGTCGACGACGCCTGGCAGCACCTGGCCGGGGTGCTCGACGAGGCGGCGGAGCGGGCCCTGTTCGCCGACGACCCCCACACCTCCGACCCGGGCCGCGGGGAGCCGGTCACCACCCTGGTCCGGCCCGCCGACGTCGTGGACGTCCTCACGGTCGCCGGCGGCGGCACCCCGACCGCCCCGGCCCGGGACGACCGGCAGGTCCCCACCCCGACCCCTGCCGAGCCGGGCGGGTTCGCCACCGGCCCCGCCGCCCGGCAGGCGGTCGCAGCGGAGGGTGGGGTGCTGATCGGGTGGGAGTGGCTGTACCGGCCGGAGATCGTGCGGGACACGTTCGACCCGCACAAGCAGTTGGACGGGGTGCGGTTCCAGACATGGACGGACCCGAAACTGGACACCGGCCCGACGTCGGCGTGGATCGGGCCGTTCTTCCGGCCGCAGGACCACCGCGGCTGCCGCTGCACCGCCTCACCGGTGTGGGTGGTGCCCGACCTCGACGACGACATCGTCGCCCGCCGGCTGCGTGAAGCCCAAGGGGACCCGCGGAACCTGCTGGCCGCGCAGGTCGCCGCCGACGACGACATGGCCGGCCGGGTCGGCACCACCCTGCAGAACGAGGTGGAGGTCCGCAGCCGCATCTGGGCGGACGTGCAGCGGCTCACCCGCCAGCACATCGACGGCACCGAGGAGACCCCGTGACCACCCTGCCGAAGGTCGGCGACGTCGTGCACTACCGGTCGCACGGCACCCCCGGCGGCGAGTACACCCCGGCGTGCCGCGCCGCGATCGTCACCGAGGTCTACAACCGCGGCCCCGAGGAGACCGCGGTCGGGTTGTGCGTGCTTAACCCGACCGGCCAGTTCTTCAACCCGTACATCTGCCGGGCCGAACCGGACTACCTCGGCGGCACCTGGCATGACCGCGGCACCTGCGAAACCCGGGAGGCCCAGTGACCGCCCCCACGATCGCCGTCGCCCCAACCGGCCGGCGTCCCGCCGTCGACGAGGGGGAGTGGCCGGTCCGGTTCCCCGTCATGGCTGTGGAAGACCTGGACACCTCCGACGGCCGCTACCTGTCCCCGGGGGCGCTGCTGGCCCGGGCGGTGCCGTTCTCCATCCTCGCCCTGCCGTTCTCCTCCCACGGCGGCCAGGAGCCGCCGCCGGCGGTCGTCGTCGGCCGCGTCGACTCGGTCCGGCGGGTCGCCGGCCCCGACGTGGTGTCCCGCCACACCGGCGCCCCGTTCCCGGCCGGCACGTTCGTGTGGGTGGGGGAAGGCGCCGTCGACCCGTCCATCGACGTGCACGGGCTGAACATCGGCAACCTGCTGCGCCGCAGGTTCCTCAACGGCGCGTCGGTCGACCTGGCCGGCATGGACGTCGAGGTGATCGACGAGGATCTGGCGGCCGAGCAGGGCACCCCGCGCCGGCAGATGGTCGCCCACCGCGGGGAGCTGGCCGCGATCACCCTCGTCCCGATCCCGGCGTTCGCGGACGCCTACATCGAGCTGGTCGACGACGACGAGCCGTACGCGCTGGCCGCCGCAGCGGACATGCCCGCAGGGTTCTCCACCGTGCCGGCCCCGGCGTGGCGGTCCGTCGACGTCGGCGACCTGCCGCTGATGGCCGCCGCCGAACCGGCGCACACCGGCGGCATGGTCGCCCTGGTCCCGGCCGGCGCCGACGAGCTCACCGTCACCGGCGGCGACAGTGCAGCCGACCTGCACCTCACCCTCGCCTACCTCGGCGACGACGTCACCAGCTGGGACGACTGGCAGCGGGACGCCGTGCTCGCCGCCGCAGCCGCCTGGGCCGAAGCGCAGACCTCGCCGGTGCAGGCCGAGGTGATGGGGCACGCCGTGTTCAACCCGACCGGCGCCCACGACCGCGACCCGTGCGCCGTGTACCTGGTGTCCGGGCCCGGCCTGCCCGAGGCGAAGACCGCGTTCGGGAACGTCGACGCGTCCGACCATCCGGTGTTCCTGCCCTACATCACCGCCGGCTACGGCCTGGCCCCCGCCGACCTGTCGTATGTCGGTCCGGTCGTGTTCGACCGCGTCCGCGTGGCGCTCGGCGACCAGACCGTCGACTTCCCCCTCGGCGAGCCCACGTCGGTCACGGCCGCGGGGCGTCCAGATCGGCCGCAGGCCTGCGAGCAGTCCACCTGCACCGCCCCGGCTGTCCGGTCGCTGCTGTTCGCGGACCGCTACCTGCCGGTGTGCGAACAGCACGACCACGACGGGCGGGCCGCGATCGTCGCAGCCGGCTCCGTGGTGGACACCGCCGCCGCCATCCCCACCGTCCCGGCCGTCCCGGCCGACATCACCGCAGGAGGCCCGCGTTGACCGGCACCGTGCACACCCTCGGCCGCCCCGTCCGCGACGGCTGGCGACCCACCACCGCGCTCCTCGACGGGGAGTTCGCTGACGCCCGGGCGGACGTGTTCCTCGACGAGATCCCATCGGACAGCGGCCGCACCCGGCCTCCGCTGGAGTGGTTCACCGACCCCGGGTTCACCGAGGAAACCCCCATCACCATCGACGGGCAGCGGGTGTTCGGGCACATCGCCCCGTGGGACCGCCCGCACCTGTCATTCAACGGCCGCAACGTGTTCGCCCCCCGCAGCCGCTACGACTACCGCGAGTTCCTTCGCGGCGCGGTCAAGGCGGTCGACGAGAACGGCACGGTGCGGATCGTCGCGACCGGGCACATCGCCGCGAACTGCGGCCACGCCGACATCAACGCCTCCCTCGCCGCCGCCGCCCGCTTCTACGACCACACCGGCTACACGGTGGCCAGGATCGCCGTCGGGGAGGACCAGTTCGGGATCTGGTGTGCCGGCATCCTTCGGCCGGGGGTGTCGGACGACCAGATCGACGAACTGCTGGCGCACCCCCCGTCGGGGGACTGGCGGCCCGTCGGCGGCGGCCTCGAACTGGTGGCGGTGGCGTGCGTCAACGTTCCGGGGTTCGGCACCGGCCGGGCCCGGGTGGCGTCAGGTCAGGTGGTGGCGCTGGTGGCGTCTGCCGGGCTGCCGCCGGTGTGTGTGAACCGCCCGTCCTCCAACCCGGCGCCGGCCGACCCGGCGACGGTTGCGGCGGCGGGGGAGTTCAGTGGGGTCGGCGAGACGGTCCGGGTCGACCCGGACGGCACGCTGCGGTTCTTCGCCGGGAACACGGTCACGGTGCGGGACAACCGCATCGTCGACTCGGGCGAGCAGGGCATCGTCATGTCGCACGGCGCCCCCACCGACTGCGTGATCCGCGACAACGTCATCGTCGACGGCCACGGCAACTACGCCACCGCGCCGCCCGCCCGGTTCGACACGGACCGGCTGCGGGAGCACATCGGCGCCGAGCTGGACCGCCGCGCGCGGCAGGCCGAGTTCGCCGGGCTACTCGACCAGGTCGACGACACCGTCGACGTCCACGCCGACCTGCTGGCCGACCTCGACGCCGACGACGAGATGGCGCAGGCCGCCGCGCTGGCCGAGCTCGACGCCGACCCGGACACCGACCCCGCCGACGTGGGCGCGCTCGCGGTGTCCCGGATGCCGGCGAAGCTGCGGGAGTCGTACCTGCGCGGCAAGGTCGCCGCCCGCATCCGGTGGGGCAGCCCCGGCGACGGGACTAGGTGCATGGCTCAGGCCCGTGCGCACGGTGTCCCGAAGCGGATGATCGCCGGCATGTGTCAGCGGCTGCACATCGAGGCGACCGGTAAGCCGATGGGCGAGCACTGACGCGCTGTGACCTGCGGAGACGGTATGATCAAGGTGCTCGGAGGGTGCGGAGCTGTTCGCGGAAACGTGTAACAACACGTCGTTCTGTGCGATACTATGTGCATGAAGCTGAGTGCGTGGGCCAAGGAGCAGGGCGTTTCGTACCGCGCGGCCCTGAACTGGTTCCACTCCGGGACGCTTCCGGTGCCCGCCCGGCAGCTCCCGACCGGCACGATCCTGGTCGACCCACCGGCCAAGACCAGCGGCACGGTGGTGGCGTACTGCCGCGTCTCGTCGCACGACCAGAAGGCCGACCTCGAACGCCAGGCCGGGCGGGTGCTGACCTTGTGCTCGGAGCGCGGGATCCGCATCGACCGCACCGTCACCGAGATCGGGTCCGGACTCAACGGGCGCCGCACGAAGCTGCGGAAGATCCTCGGCGACCCGACCGTGGCGACCATCGTGGTGGAGCACCGCGACCGGCTGGCCCGCTTCGGGGTCGAGTACCTGGAAGCGGCGCTGGCCGCGCACGGCCGCACCGTGGTCGTGCTGGACGAGACGGAGCTGGCAGACGACCTGGCCCGCGACCTCACCGAGGTCCTGACCTCCATGTGCGCCCGCCTGTACGGCCGCCGCTCTGCCGCGCGCAGGGCGGCATCCGCCGTTGCGGCGATCGAGGCCGAGCCCGACGAAGCACCCGGGGACCCGTCGTGATCAGGGCGTACCTGTTCGCGCTCGACCCCACCGACCAGCAGGCCGACGCGATGCGCTCGCATTGCGGCGCCGCCCGGGTCGCCTACAACTGGTGCCTCGCGCAGGTCCGCGCGAACTGGGCACAGCGCGCCGCCGAGGAGTCCTACGGCATCCCCGCCGACCAGCGCACCCCGTGGATCAACACCTCGGCCTACAGCCTGCGGAAGGCGTGGAACGCCGCCAAGCACGAGGTGGCGCCGTGGTGGGCCGAGAACTCGAAGGAGGCGTACGCCACCGGGTGCGCGAACCTCGCGACCGCGCTGGGCAACCGCAAGGCCGGGCGAGCACGGATGCCCCGGTTCAAGTCGAAGCGCCGCGCCCGCCTGTCGTGCCGGTTCACCACCGGCTCATTCGGGCTGGCCCGCGACCGACGCCACGTGCAGCTCCCCGTGATCGGCGTCGTGCGCACCTGCGAGTCCACCCGCAAGCTCGCCCGCAAGGTCGAGGCGGGCACGGCACGGATCCGATCCGCGACGCTGTCGCACCAGCGCGGACGCTGGCACGTCGCGTTCTCCGTCGAGGTCGACGAGCCCGCACCGCCACCGCGCGACGCTGCCCGGGCCGTCGGCGTGGACCTGGGCATCAAGGAACTCGCGACGCTGTCCACCGGCGAGCACGTACCCAACACGCGGCGCTTGGACCGGGAGCTGCGCAACCTGCGCCGCGTCCAGCGAGCGTGCGCACGGCGCCGCGGTCCGGACCGGCGCACCCGTCAGGAGCCGTCGAACCGGTGGCGGAAGGCCCGCGCCCGCGCCGACGCCATCCACACGCGGGTGGCGAACCTCCGCCGCGACGACACCCACCAGCTCACCAGCCGACTCGTCCGCGACTTCGACATCATCGTGATCGAGGACCTGCACGTGGCCGGGATGCTGCGGAACCGGAAGCTGGCCCGGCACATCGCAGGGGCGAACTGGGCGGAGATCCGCCGCCAGCTCACCTACAAGACCGAGCGCGCCGGTGCGCGCCTGGTCGTGGCGGACCGCTGGTTCGCCAGCTCGAAGACCTGCTCGGAGTGTGGCACGGCGAAAGCCAAGCTGGCCCTGTCCGAGCGGACGTTCGTCTGCATGGCGTGCGGCGTGGTGCTCGATCGCGACCACAACGCCGCGCTCAACCTGGCCGCCCTCGCGGCGGCCGACACCCGCGAGTCGCGCGGGGAGCAGCCCGATGGAACCGATGTCAGACGGGACCGGCTTGCCGGTGCCGCAGTCGGACTGCCACGGGAAGAGTCCGTCAGGACTCAACGTCACCACCGCGAGGTGGTGGCTCGATGATCGGGACAGAACGTCACGTTTCATCGAACGGACAACGTCCGGTGAGCGCGATCGCAGCACTGCTGGCCGCCCCGGCCCCGCCGGGCCTGGAGCTGCGGTTCGGGTGCCCGCTGTGTGGGG